TTTTCTCTTTTTATATTTTTTTTTTTTTTTTTTTTTTTCTTTTTTTTTTTTTTTTTTTTTTAATTATTTTCTCTTTTTATATTCTTTTTTTATTATTATTTTCTCTTTTTTATATTTTTTTTTTAATTATTTTCTCTTTTTATATTCTTTTTTTATTATTATTTTCTCTTTTTATATTTTTTTTATGCGTTAATTATATATTTAATTTATATTATTATTACTATAATATTATGGAAAATAATAATAGTTTAGGAATTACATCTATTTCTAAATTGCCGATTAATAATTTATCTATTTCAACTAATGAAATGAATACACAATCTAATATACAACATTTACAACAATCACATAATCCAATTCAAATTCAAAATACTCCACAAAACGTGCAAATGTTTAATAATAATTCTTTAGAAAATAATATTCAACCCAATTTAAATTATAATGAATTAATTACTCAACTGCAAAAAGCTAGTATAAATGGAGCTACTTCATTACCTTCTAGAGATATTCCAATGTTGCCTAATGTTATTAATAATGACATGGAAGTGAAACCTAATTATATACCACAACATGAAAAAATGGAAGATTATATTAAAAATATTCAAAGCTCTGATGATTTAATTAATCAAAATCAAAATACTGAAAATAATATTGATAATTTAGATGCATTTTATAACGAATTTCAACTTCCTTTTTTAATTGCTATATTATATTTTTTATTTCAATTACCCGTTTTTAAATTATATATGAAAAAAATTATTCCTTCTTTTTATGGATCTGATGGTAATCCTAATTTATATGGTTACATTTTAAATAGTTCTTTATTTGCTATGTTATTTTATATTTTAATTAAGTTAATTAATCAAATAACAATTAATATATAAATTATTTATATATATATAAATTATTTATATATATATAAATAAATAATAAATGAATAGAGAAGAAAATATTAATTCTAATAAACAAGAAAATATTAATTCTAATAAAGAAGAAAATATTAATTCTAATAAACAAGAGTATTTAAATGAAGAAGATACAAATATTAAAAGTCCTTATGAAGAAATTGAATTATTAGAAGATGATAATATTTTACAAAATAATAATAATAATAATAATAATAATAATAATAATAATAATAATGATAATAATGATATATATAAATTAACTTCAAAAATCAATAAAGATAGCAATAATAATGATAAATTATTTTCAAAAAATGATAATAATAAATTACTTACACAAAAAGAATTAATTAAAAAACAAATAGATAAATTATCAATAAAAAATACAAATGATAATGAGGAAGATGATGACGAGTCATATGAAGAGGATGATGAAGATGATGAAATAAATAAAATAATTAAAGATGATAAAAATGAAGAAATAAATAAAGAAATAAATAATATTACAAAAAAAAAGAAAAAAAAGAAAAAAAAGAAAAAAAATAGAACGCAAAAAAAAAATTCAAATTTTTCAAAAAAAGATTTATATAATAATAATAATAATACTAATAATAATAATAATAATACTACATTAAAAAAATATAAATCTAATAAAGTAATAACAAAAAAAAGAAATTATATTGAATATATAAAAAAATATTTTATTAAATTTGATTATATGAAATTATATCCAACAGATTTAATTATATATAAATTTATTAAAGATGAAATAGAAAATTATTTAAATAAAGAAAATATATCTTCAATTATAAGATTTATGATGCAAATAATATATAAAAATGCAATAATGTTCGGTATTTATTGTATGAAAAAAGCTGTTAAAAAAATAATTGAAATAAAATTAGATAAAAAAGAAAATTTAAATAACAAATTTATGGAACAAAATATAGAAAATGATATTAATATAAACAAAGAAGTTTTTATAAAAGGAGGGAATTTTCCTATTCCTTCTGATAATAATGATCCTGATAATCCTGGTATTCGTGGTATTCGTCGTAATATTCCTGGTATTCGTCGTGATACTGATAATCGTCGTGATACTGATACTCGTGATACTGATACTAATAATCTTGTAACAGCTCGTTTACCTCTAATTATTAATACCAATCAAATGCCATTTCAATATCCCGTTGAAAATACCAATCAAATTCCCATTGAAAATACCATTCAAAATATCATTCAAATTCCCAATGTTGAAATTTTTAATATTCGTGAATTGATTAATATATTAAATAATTATAATATATTTTTAACTAAAGCTGAATTTATTGAATTGTTAAATATATTTAATAATAATAATCATATGTTAGAAAATAATAATTCTGTGTTAGATAATACAAATATAAATCAAATATTAAATGCTTTAAATTTAAATGAGAATCAAGAATTAGATAAAGATGTTTTTATTAACTTCTTAAATAATCGTTCTCTTAATCAGACTGGAGGTTTTAAAGAGTATCAATATATATTACCTCAAAATGGAGGATTAATATCAAAAATAAAAAAATTCTTTTCAAAAAATATTTTTAAAAATTTATTAGAATTTAATGAAAAAAATTATAATAAAGAATTATTAGAAATAGATAATAGAATATTTGAATTATATGATAAATATTATTTTAAAGTGGATGGTAATAATAATATAACATTAAATATGAAATTTTATGAATCGATTATTGAAATATTATTTAGTTATATTCAAATGTATATAGATAGAACTAAAGTAATAAATGAAGTGATTAATTATTTACCTTCTATGCAAACACCGGCAAAATTATCATATCATTTTATAACAACATTTTTAAAATATTCATTATTATATTCTTTATCTTTAAATAAAATGCAATTACCTATTATATTAAATAAAATATTTACAGAAAAAGAATATAAATATACATTTAAAGATCAAGAATATAATAATAAAGAAAAAGAAGAATCGAATTATGTAAATCATAATTATTTTAAAATAATGAATTATGAAGAAAATTTCATAAAATGGATAAACCAAGAATACAAATTTTCAGTATACAGCGAAATATTATATTATTTATCAATATATTAATTTCTCTCTCAATAAAAATAAAATATATTATAATTTCACTCTCAATAAAAATAAAATATATTATAATTTCTCTCTCAATAAAAATAAAATATATTATAATTTATATTTTATTTTTAAATCTATTTTTAATAAATATTAATTTCTCTCTCAATAAAAATAAAATATATTATAATTTATATTTTATTTTTAAATCTATTTTTAATAAATATTAATTTCTCTCTCAATAAAAATAAAATATATTATAATTATAATGTAGGTATAAATTCCCATTTTAATTCTTCACATATTTTTATCCATATTTGGTCTTGCTCTATCCTTTTTACTCTATCTTTTAACATAGGAAAATAAGGTAAATATTTGGTTTCATTTAATAATTCACATAATTTATATAAAGTATAATAATAATTTAAAAAATTAAGTCTATTAATAGGACAATATTTTGAATATGGTTTTTGTATTTCCATAAATAAATTACATAAAGTCTCTTCTAATTCAGGCGACATAACAGGAGGTTTAATACCTAATTTATCTTTAATATATGGTATATGTTCATAAAATTTATTATAACCTAAATTTTTTAATATTTCTTTTGTTTTTTTATTTGTTAAATCTTTTATTTCTATTCTTTCTTTTTTAATTTGATTTTTTATATTTTCATATACTTCATTTGGTATATATGTGCTTTCTTTAGCTTGAAATTGTGCTAATATCTCTTTCAAATGATTTATTCTTTTATAAGCAAATATACTAACTTCTTTAGGTGGTTCTTTATAAGATGGTTTTTCATTTTCAATTAAATATTTAATAGATTTGGAACAATTATTACAAATACAAATACCTTCACTTTCTACATAAACCATTTCTCCATTTTTGCAAAATTTACAAATATCTGCTGGGAAACAATAATTATCGTAATTAACAATATAATTATTAATATTATAGAAATATTTATTAATATTATTGGATAATTGTGTATTTAATGGATTATTATTTTCATCTTCTATATATGAAAAAGAGGGGTCTTTAATATAAAAGAATTGAGATATTTTTTTATTAGTAATAGGGATATTATTATTAATATTATTAATATTATTAATATTTTTTTTTTCTTCAAAATAATCAAAAATATATTTAGCATTATTCAAATAATAATCATTTTTTTCTTTTTCTAATTTGTAAATATTATTTTTAAATAATAATAATTGTGTATTTAAATTATCTATTTTATTTATTTTATTTTTAGAATTTTTGGAATTTTTTAAATTATTTAATGTAGTTTCTATTTTTTCAATTTCTAATTTATATTTAGGAATAATAACATCATCATTATTTTTAAATTTTTTCAACATTTCAGTATGTTTATTATCCAAAGTAATGGTTTTATTTGAATGCTTATTCATTAGATATATTAAATTAATTAAATAAAATTTAATATTAAATTTCTAATAATATTTAATTTTTATTAATTTTTATTAATTTATATTAATTTTTAATTAAATAATTAATTAAATTAATTATTACAAATTTATTTTCTTTAGGAATATTATAAAAAATGGCTGGCGGATTAATGCAATTAGTTGCCTATGGAGCACAAGATGTATATTTAACCGGTAATCCTCAAATTACTTTTTGGAAAGTGACCTATCGTCGCCACACTAATTTTGCGATGGAATCCATAGAACAAACATTCAACGGACAAGCAGATTTCGGGCGTCGTGTTACTTGCACTATTTCCCGTAACGGTGATTTAGCTTACAGAACATATTTACAAATTACATTACCTCAAATCGATCAATCATTAGCAAATTCTACAGGAGGAGTATATGCTCGTTGGTTAGATTTCCCAGGAGAACAATTAATATCTCAAGTTGAAGTTGAGATAGGAGGTCAAAGAATTGATCGTCAATATGGTGATTGGATGCATATATGGAATCAATTAACATTATCAAAAGAACAAGAACGTGGTTATTATAAAATGATAGGTAATACTACTCAATTAACATATGTATGTGATCCTAATTTTGCTAATGTTGATGGTCCATGCTCTGCTAATGGTGTTCGTCAAGTATGTGCCCCTCGTAATGCTTTACCCGAAACAACTTTATATGTTCCATTCCAATTTTGGTTCTGCCGTAACCCTGGTTTAGCATTACCTTTAATTGCTCTTCAATATCACGAAGTTAAAATTAATTTAGATATTCGTAATATTGATGAATGTCTATGGGCTGTTTCTACATTAGATGGTTATGGTGTAAAAGTTAATAATGCATACAAACAATCATTAGCTGCCGCATCTTTATATGTTGATTATATTTTCTTAGATACTGATGAACGTAGACGTATGGCTCAAAATCCCCATGAATATTTAATAGAACAATTACAATTTACTGGAGATGAATCGGTTGGTTCGTCTTCCAATAAAATTAAATTAAATTTAAATCATCCATGCAAAGAATTAATATGGGTAGTTCAACCTGATGCAAATGTTGATTATTGTGCTTCTTTAACAAATGATTCACCATTAAATCATTTATTAGGAGCCCAACCATTCAATTATACCGATGCATTAGATGCATTACCGAATGCATTACATGCATTTGCAGGACAAAATTCAATAATTGGTGCCACTGGTTATGTAACTGCATCTAATACATTCTCTGATCCATTTGCAGATGATTTAACAACAACTGGTATTAATAGTGCTGCAATTGCTGGATATACAAATTCTATTAGAGAATCTGGTGTATCTGATGCTGGTTCTTTTGTATTATCGGAAACTGCTTTAGATATGCACTGTTGGGGTGAAAATCCAGTAGTTGTTGCTAAATTACAATTAAATGGACAAGATCGTTTCTCGGAACGTGAAGGAACATATTTTGATTTAGTTCAACCTTTCCAACATCACACTCGTAACCCAGACACAGGTATTAATGTTTATTCATTTGCTTTAAGACCAGAAGAACATCAACCAAGTGGAACTTGCAATTTCTCAAGAATTGATAATGCTACTCTTCAATTAGTATTATCAAATGCTACAGTTCAAGGTGTAAATACTGCAAAAGTTCGTGTATATGCAGTAAATTACAACGTTCTCCGCATTATGAGTGGTATGGGTGGTCTTGCATATTCAAATTAGATATAATAAAAAATATAATTTTTATTTTTATTTTTTTTTAAAAATAAATATAAAAAATAATTAAATATCATATTTCTCTTTTAATTTTTTTAAAAAATTATCAAAATTTATTTCAAATGAAATATTATTATTACAAATAGCTTTACAACTTTGTCTGGATGTTACATTTTTTTTATCAAAAATAATATAATATTTATTATTATCTTTTTCATGTTTTTTAATTGAAAAGTATTTTGGTAAAACTATTTTTTTATTTAAAGTATTTTCTTTATTATTTAATAGATTTTCTTTTAAATCATTTTCTTTTAAATCATTTTCTTTTAAATCATTTTCTTTTAAATCATTTTCTTTTAAATCATTTTCTTTATTATTTAATAGATTTTCTTTTAAATCATTTTCTTTTAAATCATTTTCTTTTAAATCATTTTCTTTTAAATCATTTTCTTTTAAATCATTTTCTTTTAAATCATTTTCTTTTAAATCATTTTCTTTTAAATCATTTTCTTTAAATTCTGTATTTTTATTATTTAATTCTAAATATTTCAACATATCTATAATTTGTTTAAATTTATCAGAAACAGATATTTTATTAGATTTTGAAGATATTAGTATTTTACTTTCATTTTTCAACAAAGGATGATTTTCAATTTTAAAATATTCTCTATATAATTGTTTTTCATTATTATAACATTCTTTATAATAAATTACATATTTTGGTAACATATCTTGTTTTATTGGATTTGGTAATTCTATTGCATTATATTTGCGATATTTTTTATTATTTTCTTTAATATAATTTATATTTATTTCCATTTTACAATTTATTTATATTTTATTTAATATAATTTTAATATAAATTTAATATAAATTTAATATAAATTTAATATAAATTTAATATAAATTTAATATAAATTTAATATAAATTTAATATAAATTTAATATAAATTTAATATAAATTTAATATAAATTTAATATAAATTTAAT